AAGGCGGTATCAAAAGGTATTTCCATTTCTTCTGTATATGCATCTTGTAGTCCGTAAAATGAACCAGAAGGTAGTGCATAATTAGTTTTGTATATAGACCCAGTAGTATATATTCTAGGAGGTGCTATCGGTCTAGCTAATAATCTAAATCTAGTTTTACCTATATCGGCATATTCTCCTCTATTATTAGATACCTGGCATATAGCTTCGGATGAGGATAGTAGTGTTAAACTCCCTGTATCGTATGCGCTATCGTCCCATTTAAGTGTTAATGATGGAGGGTATATAGTATTGGTGTTACTGCTATAGTATTTATTAAGTAGTGAGGATGATAAATTAAATTCTAAACTATCTTGAAGTTTAACTATATAACCATAGTTGTTTAAAGTACCTGAGTAATGTAATTTTGCAGCTGTAGTAACATCTACACTTAAATCAAGCTGATCGTTTAGGCTAAAGCTTTGAGTAGCTTCTAAATTAGTTCCGCTTGAAGCTGAAAACCAGCTACCTCCTCCAGGGTAAGTAGCGTTATATGAGCCAGTCACGTCGGTAGGAAAGCTAGATAATGTCCATGCGTCAGTTTCTTCTGCTTTTCTATATCTCCAAGAACAACCAGACTTATCAGCACTTTGAGAAGTTAAAGAAGATCCTAGTTCATCTCCAAATTTACCTAATCCTCCTTCCCATTGCTGAGCTAAGGGGTAGACGTATACAGACTGTGTTGCGGGGTTTTCGTATCCATAAGCTAGCGATAAATCTAAACTAGCACTCCAAGACCCAGTTGCTATAGTTCTATTAACAGTATTAACTATTTCAGATGTTTTAAACTGTATTAATGCTCTTGAGGATTGTCCAATGTTTTGTATATTATAACCACCTATTTCTAATATCTCATCGTATCCAGCATTACCGGTTACTACTTGAGTATAGATAAAAGTATCTTGTTCGGGAAATATTTTATATACTGCCATTTTATCTTGTTATTACTCTTCCTTTTATATCTGCATTAGGAAACTTTACTTCAAATATACATGGATCATATGAAGGATAAACTATACTATTTCTAGTTGCACCTTCGATATCGTACCCATATTGTGAATAGTTACCGCCATTTAGATTTATAATTTCTATATTTTGTACTGTCTGTACTCCTTTTACTTTATCTAATATAAGATATAATTCTGATATATTAATAGTTTGGTTAATATTTCTTTTATCGATATTAAAATAATCCTGTAGTGCTAAGTTACAGTTTAAAAGAACATCTCGACCTGCAAAATTAGGTCTTACTATAATATCGTAATTTATTCCTATATTAACAACAAAAGCATCCTTAAAGTTTAAACTATCTGATATCATCATATATTCAGCTAGATAGGTTTTAAGATTAGATTTTAAGGTTGATGTTGCTGTGGTAAGTTTTTTATCGTTATCGTAGGCTAATACATAAAGTGAAAGTGCTAATGGATTATTATCAACTATAGCGTCTGTTGTATTAGTATTTGTTAGTTCGTCTTGAGTAGCATATACCTTAGCCATGCTTCCAAATTTAGAAGGAAGCGATAAAGCTCTAACGGTGTAGTCTTGTAGTGTTACAGCTCTACTTTGTTCGTTAAACGATCTAAGAGAGTTTTCTCTTAATTCCTCTACTGAATCTCCGTCTCTTCCACCTGCTGCTGGTTTTTCGTTTGTAAAGGATAAAGAGGCTAATGTTCCTCGAGTAGGAACTATAGAGCTCTTATTAGTAATAGTTCCTGCTGGTACGTTAGAGCTTGCTCCTCCTCCTACTAGGTACTTTACTGTAACTCCTTCATTTAAAGCGACGCCGTAAGCTTTACTGTATGTAAAGTTAGAGGGGTCATAAGCGTAGTCTATTCTATTTATACCCTGATTAGTACCACTACCGACGTTGGTAGGGTCTGGTAAAATAACAGAATCATCGCTATCTGATGTTCCAGCTCCGAATTGAAGGTCTAGATTACCATTAGATCTAAATCTAGCTACAAATCTTTTAGGTACTTTTTTAAGTGATAGAACATAAGGAACGTTATTTGAGTCTGAGCTGCTGTTTGATACATCATCAAAGATGGTATCTTGTCCTAAGAAAGGAACCTCAAAATAACTATCACCAGTACTACTACCTGTTGCTTCTAATACCTGAACTATATTATCATCAGATATAGTTAGTGTTTTAAATTTCTCTGCATTACTTACAGAAAACGTTTTACTTTTTACTTTACCGGAAAACGCTTTAACTGTTTTAGTTAATTTAAAGGTTGCAGGGTTATTGGTTCCGTCTAAAGTAGCTATTTCAACTATAGTAGGGTTATAAGAGCTGCTAAATTGAAAATCTACCGGGTCTGGTATAATAAAATTAGTAGCTGATGCATCTGATGCTTTAACTACTGAATTAGCTGGTAGTGCTGCTGCTGCAGTCCAGGTAGGTAAGTAGGAACCGTTAGCGTTTACTGTTTGAGTTATAGTTATATCTACTTCAGATACTCCAGTTACTTTTGGAGTATACCCCATCATATATGCTAAATTAAAAAGATTTTTAGGATCTTTTGCATAAGTTAAAAAAGTTTCTTGTAGCTGTGTATCTTGGTAGAATGATAATACATCTCCAACGTACGATGCCATTTCAATAAACATCATACCGGGAGAGGTAGCATCAAAGTCATTATAAGTATCAGGAAAGTAGCTTTTAGCATACTCTACAAGTTGAGACCTAAAGTCATCAAAATTCTTATTAATATATTTTACTATTCTTTCTTGTGCCATTACTTGTTAAAATTTATTACTACTTCATCAGATATGTTAGAATCAGCTATTGCGTATCTCATACTAAAAACTATAGTATTTCTGTCAGTTTCTGGTATTAACTCTAAACTTGTAACCTCTACTCTAGGAAAGAATTTTTCTAAATCATCCAAGATATTTATTCTTATTTCATCTAAAGCTGATTCATCTATATTGTCAAATAAAAGGTTTCTTAAACCTGCTCCAAAAGAAGGGTTAAAGTAACGTTCACCTTTAGCTGTTAAAAAATAATTAATTAAATTAGCTTTTATAGCATCTTTAGTTTCAAAGGTTGTATTAAATACAGCCCTACCGGAAAATGGTAAAGATACTCCTACTCCTTTACTAGGAGTTAAGTCTAATGGATTAATTTTTTTTATCTCAAACGCCATAATTATATCATTCCGCCTTTTTGTTTATCTTTCTTTATAGACATATCATATACTGCTTTTGCATTTTTTACAAAATTTAATTTGCTTATATCTATACCAGTTGTTGGGCCTGAGTTTTCAGTCATTCCCATATTAGCTGCCATACCGCTTGCGAAGTTAGGCTTTCTAACCATAGAAGAGTCTGAAGATACTACGTTGTTGTAGTCTTCGCCTGTCATTGATTTTTTAGTTTGCTGGAGCATTTCTTCTAAAGGAATAGTTCCAGGGTTAAGAGGGCCAGTAGACCAGGTTCTCTTTATGTCTTTTTGAGTAATTGGTCTGTAGGAATTACCTACACCAGTCTTATTCGGAGTACTAGCAAATTTTACTGCTTCGTTAAGCATATCTTGTAACTCTTCTTTAACTGCTTTCTTTACTTCTTCTCTTATAAGTTTTCTAAGTTCATTAGTCTTCATATTAATAAATAGTTAAGTTATGGAAGTTGGTTGTCAATTCTTAATTTTAATTCGTCGATTAGTACTTGAGGGTCGCTAGCAAAAGAAGATTCACCTCTTAAAACTACTATTCCCCTAAAGTCTTTAGCTACTGCGAGCCTTTTGGGAGCTATAGCTGGAGCGTTTACATCTTGTATTACCTCTATATTATAAACTCTACCGTTTCGACCTTTATATGAGGTAGGTTCTAAATTACTCTTCCTTGGTACATTTAGACCTTCAAGTATCTTATCTCTATCATCCTGAGAAAGATCAGGATTCTCAGCACATCTTTGCAATAATTTATCTATTATATCTAACCTCTGTTTAATTGGGTCAAAAATAGTGCCGCTATCTGCTATCAAAGCTTTTATTGCTTTTTGATCGTCTTCTAGTACTTCGACCAGCTTTCTAGTCCATACTAATAGACTTGATAGAGTTTGTATCTTTCCTGTTTTTACTGCTATTATTAAACCTCCAGCAGGGCCCGGTGGTGTACCAATTGCTGATGGTACTGGTAAATGTGATAGTATCTGTACTGCAGCCTTACCTCCTTTTATAGGTATATCTAGTTTTTTAGGTATTTGTGCAAACTTATCTATTCTGCTATCTACT